ATCATTAAATTCAATGACTGTGATTGGTCAATATAATCTTGTCTAACCGCAGCCTGATTAATAATTGATGCCTGATTAATTTCAGCAAATGTTCTAAATACATCTTTTTGTTCGTCAGTCAAAAAATCTAAATGTTGAACTGAACCGTCTTGTTTCTTAATTGAATCCCATACCTCTTTGGTGTCCTTACCCATTTCAGCTAACAATTCTTTAAGAACAGGATTTCTAACTGTAATTTTAAGTTTTGCAACATCTTTAACAAAACAGTTTGAAAATAATGGTTCAATTGATTGTGAAACCTGACCTAAGATAAATGCTGATGAGGTTGTTGGTGCAATCGCATTTAATGTTACATTTCTGCGACCGTATCCTTCCAAATATTCTGGTTCACCGAAGATATCGGCCAATTCTTCAGATGCCTTATATGATTTTTCTTTAATTAATTTAAAGACCTCAACATTTAACTTTGCGGTTTCTCTCGTATCAAATGGTAATCCTTTAGATTGTAGTAATGAGTGCCATCCCAATACCCCAAGACCCAACGCTCTTTGACGTTTTGCGAAGTTATAAGCCTTTTCTAAGTTATAAAACGCTCTTTTACCTTCAAGGGTACCGTTGTCTCTTAAATCTTCAATTTTTGTTAAGAACTCAGTAACAACCGCATCCAAGAAATATACCATAGTTTCAACTGCGTCCGTATCCTTCCATTCATCATAGTGAAGTACATTCATCGATGACAATACACAAACAAATGACTCTTCTTCTGAGTTATGAAGTGCAATTTCAGAACATAGGTTTGAATTATAAATCTTAGCACCTTTATCTCTATAAACTTCAGGTGCTTTTTTATTCATTGTATCATGGAACATAATATATGGATAACCAATCTCACCTCGTCTTTGGATGACTTTCGCCCAAACTGCTCTTTTGTCATCGTCACCAGCAATCATTTCTTCCATAAATTGGTCTGTTACAGTAACTGCATGTGTCAGGTCTTGAATAGGGAACCCTTCAGTTCCAATCTCCAAGAACTCCATAATATCAGGGTGTTCTACAGGTAAATAAGGTGAAAAACGACCTCTACGTGTTGAACCTTGTGAAATGTTATCTACAACACTCTGAAATAAGTTCATAAAGTGAACCGCACCAGGTGCGTGACCGTTGTCTGTTACTTTTGAACCACGACCACGAATGTTACCAAAGTATCCTGAGGTTCCACCACCCATCTTACTCATCTCACCGACCTCAGCCTGTGTATATAAAATGGATTCAATATTGTCACCAATATTTGAACCAAAGCAACTAACAGGTAAACCTCTTCGTTTGCCGAAATTAGCCCATACAGGTGATGATAACGAATACCATCCTTTACCCATATAGTTATAAAATTTATCAGCAAACCCTTCAATACCTAATAACTTCTCTGCATGCTCTGCAATCGTTCTAATCCTGTCCAAAGGTTCTTCACCTTCACTCAAATACCCTCTTCTGAGAAATGTTACTGATTCCTCATTAATCCAATCAAAAGGTTTTCTTTCTTTCATATCTTTTTTTTCTTTTTTTAAAATAAATCGTTTGACGTAATTGACTTTGACTTCTTACTATAATTGATACTTCTCTTATTGAAGAAATCTGTATGTTTTGTGGTTAAGATTTCATCATCAAACCACTCTGTTGTTTCTAATAATGTTTCATTAATTTCAAATACACTATCGATACCAATAGAGTTTAATGATACATTAAATCTATGTTTAATAAACTCCATTGTTTGAGCTTTAGTTAAGAATTTCAAATCTCCTTTTTCAAAAATCCAATCCACAATTTCTTTTTCAGCCTCATATGCTTCCATAGTTGCCTTTACCAAATCCTCAACCAACTGTTCGGTCCACCAATGTGGGTTTTCTTGTTTGATTAAGTTTACCAAATCAAATCCAAACTCCGCGTGAATATTTTCTTCCTTTGAGGTTGCTTCAACCGCATTTGAAATACCTTTTAACACGTTTTTGTGTTTGTTAAATGACATGATAACCAAGAATTGTGAGAATAATGATACATTCTCAACAAACATCGAGAACAATACAACAGATTCAAAATAATCTTTGTTATCCACCGCTTTTGAACCCAAAATAGATTTCTCCAAATACTTAATTCTTCTACGAATTGCTGGTACTTCAAGTAAGTTTTCAAACTCACCATTCAACCCCAACAACTGAATCAAGTGTGAATATGCGTCAGCATGTCTAACTTCGGATTCTGCGAATGTTGCTCCGACATTTCCAATTTCAGGTTTTGGCATCCTTTTATAGATGTCACCCCAAAATGTTTTAACCGCAACTTCAATCTGTGAAATCGCCAACATCGCTCTCTCAACCGCAGTCTTTTCAGATTCGTTTAAGTGAACTTTAAAATCCTGAATATCTGAGGTAAAGTTAAACTCGGTGTGTACCCAATATGAATGACGAATCGCATCCACATAATCATTAAGATTAGGGTATTCATAAGGTTTAAGGTTTACCCTCTTTGAGAAGATATTCGGACGGTTTTTTGAACGGTAAATGATATATTCTTTAGCAATATCATTCAGACCGTTGTCCATTAATTTATTTTCGACCATATCGTGAATCTCATCAACATGAGGTACGTGGTCTTTGTTATTTCTAAAAATCGCCTTTGTGGTGATTCTTGCAATTTTTTCAGCCATTTCATCATCAACTTTATCAACACTGTTCATAGCCTTCAAAACTGCCATTTCAATTTTTTCAGTTTCGTAAGGAACTTTGTCCCCACTTCTTTTAATTACATAACGAATATCGCTACTTACTTTGTCTATCAAACTTTCCATAATGCTCTTCTTTTATTTTATTAGGACTGTCTTTGTTGTCGCCTCGACATTAATTCCTTGATACGTTCTTTGTTCTTTTCTTCTTTCTGTTCTTCCAAACCTAAGAATGTAACACTCGATTCCGTATCAATCTCTAACATCTCATTGTCAAACTTACAGTTTTCAAATACAATCCCATCTTTCCCAATACGGGACTTGGTAATTGCGATTGTCGCCAAGTTCATCTCCTTCTGTTGAAGGGATTTAGCAACGGTAATAATAACGTGTCCGACCTGTGCTTTTTTGATGGACCCACCCATTTGGTCGGTTGTAACCACCTCTGACGAAATAGAGGAACGGTTACCTTGTGTGGCAGTCCACCCTGCAATGTCTAACTCGTGACACATTGCCTCAAAACCTCTCATTACTGAGCCTTCACTTTTCCATTCGTCACCCAAATTTCGGTCGGGGACGATACAATCAATATAATCCAACACCACCATATCAATCTTGGTACCCTCAGCCATCATCTTACGAATCTGGTTTTTAATCTGACTCATTGTTAGTTGGTCAGACGGTAACTTTTTCAAAATCAAACGGTTAGGTGCTTGCTCTTTAATCTGTTTTACCTTAGTTAAAACTTCTTCCTTATGTAGTGACAAATTGTCAGGAGCAATTTTTGTCCACATAGTGAAGTGTTTTCTCTGAATAATCTTAGGATTATCCTCAAAGAATATCTGTAAGACGTTATAACCTAAGTTAAATGCGTTATTTGAAATCTTACTTAAGACGGTGGTTTTACCAACCCCTGTGGGTGCCAAAATCACACCAATCTCACCTTTTGCCAGCCCTCCCTTTAGGAGGTTGTCTATGCCAGTTATTCCCATCGGAATTGGGTGACGGAAATCATCATCCAACACCTCATCCAAATTAAAGAACACATCAGCAGTTCCCGTGTCAACTTCACCAACTTGTAATGCTTCACGAACCATCTCTTCCAAGTGGTCATAAGACTCAAAATCACCCTTATCGATAATCTTTTGTGCCTTAACCATTACCTTTTGAAGTTCTTGTTGTTTACAGAACTTTAAAGACTTCTCTTGAACGTACTGATGACCCTCATTCGAAGCCTCTTTTACTTGCTCTAACATATCCAGGACCATTTTTTGGGCCATTGGAGATGCCACTTCTGACTTTGTAATTTGTTCTAAAGTTGCAAACGAGGGAGCGTGTTCATACTTGTGATAGTACTCCTTCGTCATCTGCATGATTAACTTAAAATATTGATTGTCAAAGTATTTGGGCTCGAGAACATCTACAATAGAATTTGCGAAGTCCTTATATAGGACGATGTTGTTAAGAAGTTGTAGTTGAAATGTGTTTCCGAGATATCCAAAATTCTTTTCTTTTGACATAATTTATTAAGTTTAAAATCTTTGTGTGTAGAATATAAATATGGTTAAACCAAGCTATATTCCAAATAATTGTGAGTTAAATTTTCACCTGAAAAATGTCAGTTAGGGTTCGGAGCAAGGTTTTTTCGGGTTGGGCTTCGTTCACCGTATCACTTGTCTTTTGA